TGCAAAAGCAACCCGTCTCTGGTAGATTAGACGTAAACCTCCCGGAAAATTCTCAGACGACAACTGAGACTGCCGACATCCTGGCAGCTGCACCTAGGCGTGGTGCGGATTTCCCATTCCCTGTCGGAGACGAGTTCATTGGTCTTCCGAAGGGTGTCCTTGGCATGTTGCATCGCCTCGGACTGGAAGGTGTTGTCATTGTTACGATGAGAGATTGTTTGAAAGAGCTTCTAGATCTTTTGAGGCTCTATGGGATGACAGGAGTCACCCCATTGAAAGAGAAGAGATTTTTGGATAAGATGAGTAAACATTATCAAGAACTCGCTTACTTGGTTTCTCCGGACCCCGAGCGTAACTGGGTGCCAGTCCTTAAGTGGAAGCTTGTTGCTTTCCACAATGCGTGCCATGGGATTGCCCCTCCGCCCCCGCCGAATACGGCAGGTGTGTGGCAGGAAGATCCCATAATGATCTTTGGCAGCGTCGCCGGTCGGTGGCTCAAATCTGTCATTCGTGGCAGACTTGCACCGAATACCGTTAAGTCACTGGCATTCTCAGTTAAGCAGGCCAAGCAAGTCATGGTGAGGCCCTCAAAGGAGTATGTGCGAGAAGATGTGTCTAAAGCTTTTGAGCTCTTGACCACTGCTCCCCCACAAGTTGACTCCGTTGATATTCTTCACGCTATTTGTCCGCAACTGGTACCGAATGCGGTATCTGAGCGCTGGGCTGCTATTGAACACAGCAACCTACGCACGATTCTTGAAGAAGCTGGATTTCCTACGATTCTTACGCGGGAAGTCATAAATGATGAACTACGCCGGGTTGTTAGAGAAATCTTCAACTGCGCCGTATGTCCAGCTTACACCAATCAAGATCGATATTCGCCTGTATTTCCATCCACGGCAGCACACTATAACAGCTCCCGAACTAGGGGTGGTGGTGTGACTGGTGTTAGATCTGCACCAGTTTGGGGTGAGTATGGTTCTCGAGTGGCCGAAGATTTGGCCTATTTCGAGAATGCCATAAAACACTTCCGTGGTGATGATGAAGCATTACAGATGAATTTTCAGATAAAGCGTGAGATCGAAGAATATGTGGGGAAAAGTCCTCTACTAATGTCCGCCTCGGTTAAACCTCACCTTAACCTTTCAACGCAAAATTTTGATGAGGATGAGCGCTCAGAACGGCGCTTCTCTGTCCTTGAATACGACGATACCGTTCTACGCAGACGATACCAGGCCCTTTACGAGGGTTGTCTTCATGCTGCATCACTGGATGTTTCGGTTGCTTCCTTGGTGGGACTAACTGAATCTTTGAAGTCTCGAGTCATTTCAGCTCAGGGCTCAACTATGCAATTTGTTCTAAAACCACTTCAAAAGTGGTTGCATGGTCAGCTACGTCATCATGACGTGTTCCGCCTCCTTGGGGAACCTGTTGTAACTTCTTCAATGTTACGAAATGCTCTTGGCGAAAAACTTAAGGACTGTCAGTTCTTTCGATCCGGTGATTGGCAGGATGCGACAAATCGTCTCCACACTTGGCCGTCTCTTACGGTCATGGCCAGTATTAGTGCGCACATTGGTTTATCTGATCTTGAAAACCATGTGGCCTGCACCAATCTGGCTCACAACGTCATATCCGAAACGATCCGTTCCCAAGAAACCGGGAAACAGACTCGTCAGGCTGAGCAGAAACGAGGTCAGTTAATGGGGAGTATTCTTTCATTCCCTATTCTGTGTCTCATCAATGCTGCAGTCTGTCGGAATGGTGTTGAGTATGGAGAGGCGTTGCAATTAATTGCTGACGCGAATCCTGGTGTCGACATCTACGCAGAAGGAGCAGAACTTAAAGCTCCGTCCCTCTCTGGTATTCGTCGTCCGATTGACAAAGTTGGTATGCTCATCAACGGTGATGATAACGTTTCTAAACAGACCCTCGCAGGTTCAATCGTGCAAAACGTCTTCGGCCGATTTCTCGGCCTTGACGTTTCCGTTGGCAAAGACTATTTGACACGCACCTTTGTCGAAATCAATTCGACACAATTTCG